GCCTTCGCTATCAACCTCGCCAAGAACCCGGCCAAGCATGGCGTGGCGTTCAAGTCGGCCAAGTTCCGTGACTGGTGTTACGCCAACGAGGACATCCTGTGAGGGAGATCGTTAAGGTCTACCGGGACGACTGGTATCCGAACCCCGATAAGGACGGGAAGTCCCTGTTTAAGGTCACGTTCAAGGACAACGATGGGCTGCTCTACATGCAGCCCGTCATGGCCCGCGACGAACTCGACGCAGCCATGCAAGTAATCAAAGAGGAGCAAACCAATGGCAATCACTGCTGAACGCAGGTTGAAGAAGGTCGTCATCGACCTTTTGCGCGACCCCACCTTCGCCGACATGGCGGGTATCTTCATGCTGGGCAAGAAGTCCGTCGAGGATGGGCTGCCCACTGCTGCGACTGATGGTCGTGACGAGTGGTACGGACGCGAGTTCGTCGATGCGCTGGGCGATAAGGAGCTAGCCTTCGTCGTCGTCCACGAGTCCTACCACAAGATGCTTCGGCACCTGACCACGTGGGAGAAGCTGCACAAGGAGGACGCGCAGCTGGCTAACATGGCGTGCGACTACGTTATCAACCTAGCCATCACCGAGCGCGATCCGGGCGGTGCCATGGTCAAGATGCCGCAGAAGGACGGCAAGCCTATCGGTCTGCTGGACCGGCGCTTCGCCAACATGAATGCCAAGCAGGTCTTCGACATCCTCAAGCAGGACAAGAAGGACGGCAAGATGGGCGGTGGTGCTGGTGACGGCGAGGGTAACGGCGAGACGCTCGACCATCACGACTGGGCTGGTGCCAAGCAGTTAACCCAAGCCGAGCAGGATGAGCTGGCTAAGGAAGTAGATCAGGCCATCCGTCAGGGGCAGATCGCTGCGACCAAGATGCACGGCAGCAAGGCTGGTAACATGGCGCGTGAGCTCGCCGAGTTGATGGAAGCCAAGGTCGATTGGCGTGAACTGCTGCGGGAGTTCGTGTCGGCTATCTGTGCTGGGCGTGACCAGTCCTCGTGGCGCAGGCCCAACCGGCGCTTCCTCTCGACAGATACCTACATGCCTAGCCTTGTCAGCGAACGCGTTGGTCATCTGGTTATCGGCATCGACACCTCTGGTTCCATCGGTGGCCCGGAGCTGTCTAGGTTCCTAACTGAGGTTAAGGAGATCGCCGAGCGTGTGCATCCCGACAAGGTGGACCTGATCTACTGGGACGCAAGCGTGGCTGGGCATGAGGAGTATGACTCGCTCACCCTGCCTACCCTGATCGACAGCACCAAGCCTCGTGGTGGTGGCGGCACTGATCCGACCTGCGTCGAGCGTTACCTCGCCGAGAAGAAGATCACGCCGGAGTGCATCATCATGTTGACAGACGGGTATCTATCTGGTTGGGGTAACTGGGATGCACCGATCATGTGGTGCATCTGTGGTGGTAATACGGTCGTATCCCCTGTGGGTAAGACCATCCATATCAAGGATTAACCTATGGTTAAGGCAGTTGACATCGGCGGGGAGCGGTTCGGCTCCCTCGTCGCCCTGAAACCTACCTACGTGGATAGCAAGCGTGTGTGGGAATGCCAGTGCGACTGCGGCAAGTTGACTTATGTAGAGGTCGGCAAGCTGCGCATCGGCAACACCAAGTCATGCGGGTGCCGCAAGCGTTCTGTGTTGGGTGCAAGCACCACCAAGCATGGGCAGCATGGGTCGCGCACTTACCGTAGCTGGAAGGCTATGCGTGCGCGGTGCAACAACCCCAACACTCGTTCCTATAAGGACTACGGGGGGCGCGGCATCAACGTGTGTGAGCGGTGGGGCGACTTCGCTAACTTCCTCGCTGACATGGGCGAAGCACCCGAAGGTACGACTATCGACCGTATCAACGTGAACGGTAACTACGAACCTACCAACTGCCGTTGGGCGACCCGTGCGGAGCAGAACCGGAATACCCGGCGCAACACCATCACCGCGCCGGTCGGCAAGACCATCCATATCAAGGACTAGGGCGATGGAGGAGCCCTATAAGGTGCTGAGCATCGAGCTGCGGGGGCCACTTAGGTGGGTGTTTGATAACGGGGTAATGTTACCTGCCCCACCGGGCCTGTTCAATTATGACGTGTACTACCGCAACTACGACCGGCGTAGCCGCATAGTCGTAACCGCAAAGGACGAACTTGAGGCGTTCATGCTCGGACAGAAGCGTCTCGTTAAGACCAAGAAGCACTACGATAAATACGGTAAGAATAGAAAGAAGGAGCAAACATCATGAGCATCTCAAACAGCGCAATGCTTGTCGAAATGAATATCAGCGTATGGACCGGGCAGAAGGTTGACCGAGGAGCTACTATCAAGGTCACCGATGAGGCCCGCGCCAGCAACGATGCTGGCCTGTTCCGTAAGAACCTGATGGCTGGCACCACTTTGCGCAAGGAGATCGCCGACTACGCGGCTCTGTGCCGCACGTGGCATAACGGTCGGACTTTGCCGTGGTCGGACAAGGGGTCGCGGCTGCTGCCCACCTCTATGTTCTTCGACTACAAGCAGGAGGCGAACGCACGGCGCAGCTACTTCGATAGCAAGGTGACGCAGTTCATCGAGCAGTATCCGAGCCTCGTGCTGGCTGCCGAGCGCAGCCTTGGCGATCTGTTCAACCCGGCTGACTACCCGAGCATCGACGAGGTGCGGTCCAAGTTCGGCTTCCGTCTGGTGTTCTCGCCAGTGGCCGAGTCTGGTGACTTCCGTATCGACGTAGGTAACTCAGAGTTAGCGGAGCTGCGCGCTCAGTACGAGTCGGCTTACGAGAGCCGAGTGCAGGAGGCTATGCAGACTGCGTGGGACAAGCTGCACGATGTGCTGACCACCATGAGCGAGAAGCTGACCGAGCCGGAGGGCGAGAAGCCCAAGCTGTTCCACGGCACGTTCGTGTCCAACATCGCCGACATGTGCCAGCTGCTTACCCATCTCAACGTGACCGGTGACCCCAAGCTGGAGATGGCGCGGCGCGAGCTGGAACGGGCTATCGCTAACGTGGACGTGGCCGACATCCGCAGCGACCCCGGTCTGCGCGTGGACCTCAAGGCGCGAGTCGATGAGGTGTTAGGTAAGTATGAGTGGTGAGTGGGGTGAAGGGTTCTTCGTCGTGGTGTGGGGTGCGGGCACAGATGCGCCAGAGGTAACTTCGGTTACGCGCTGGGACGAGTGGGTTCGCATTCCCATCGACGAGCGCCCACTCTGCACCACGATGGTCAGAGCCAAGGACGAACTAGATGCCTACGCCCGCGCTACGCGTGGTGAGGACTGGATGAACGAAGGAGCAAACAATGCCTGATATTCTTTTGCCGATGAACATGCACAACGTCTTCCGTGAGTGCGACTACGATTTTCGGGAGACCCCGCGCCATGCCAATGCCGTGGTCCATGAGTTCATGGTGCCGTTGATTAACGAGCTAACCCGCAGGAGGCCAACGTGGACCTTCGTGTCGCGCAGCAGTTCGGTTCTGAGCGACAACTCAGTGTGGCACTACGCCCGCTTCCAAGTGCGGGTGGGTGACGAGACCATCGGCGAGATCGACATGGACGTTAACTGGCGTGATGGCACCAAGTCCTACGAGTTTGACTGCCGCCAACTCAGGGCCAAGCGGCAGCGTGGCGGCTCTACCCGGACCAAGGACCTCAAGAAGGCTACGAAGCTAATCACCGAGAACTTCCGTGAGCTCTCCTACGTCGAGCATGCGCACAAGGCAGAGCAGTTGACCAAGCAGGCTGCTTACCGCGTCCAGTCGAGCCGTAGGTATGCGTTCACTCAGCTGGAGGGTAAGGCACGTCCGGAGGTGATGAGCTTCCTGCGCAAGCACTGGAGCGAGTTCATCGGGTCGGTCCTTGACAGCACTATGCAGGCTGAACTGGCTGGGCTGCTCGATGCCTATGACGAGTCTCGTGCTGCTGATGAGATCAACGGGGCTATCAGCGCCAAGGGTACGTTCATCAAGCTGGTGGATGGCAAGTACGTGGTCAAGCGCATCGGGTCGGACGAGGTGCATGCCTATACCAACGAGACGCTCCCGAACGACCTGCGTGGGAACATGGGCGCGCTCAAGCTGGTGAATAAGGATATGGTCATCCCCGACATCGGTGTGCGCGGCGACGAGGACACGTTCTATCTGCTGCCGATGGAAGTTACCGATGAGTAACACGCTAGAGCAGTTGCATAAGGAACTACGGCGTTGGCCCGGTGTAAACTACCGGGCCGACCACTCCGGGCGGCATCCGCGCCTGTGGGTCGAGTATCAAGGCGAGAAGAGGTTCGTGCCGTTCAGCAGCACGAAGGTGGGCCACTACGGCCTGATGCAGAAGGTTACGCAGCTACGTAGGACGCTGCGAGAGATGGGAGCTACTAATGACTAAGGGACGACCGAGACTGCCGGAAGGTGAGCATCTGGTTAGCACGAGTATCCGCCTGCCTGTGTGGGTGGCGGACTGGTACGACAAGCGCGGTAACCGCTCGAAGGTCATGCGCATGGCGCTGGAGAAGTACATCGCAGACGTAGGAGGGAACAATGACTGACACAAGCCGCAGCGGTGATCTGGTGGGGCGGCTGCGGGACTTGGCGGCTAAGTTTGAAGGCCAAGGTGGCAAGCACTACACCGCAGCACTGTTCGGTGAATGCGCCGACCGCATCGAAGCCCTTGAGGCCGAGAACGAGCGGCTGCGTGAGGTGCTGCGAGGCGTAACCCCTCCGGCGCACTTTGGCGAAAGTGCGCAGAGCAAAGCGTGGTGGGCGAAGGCCCGCGCCGCACTGGGGGTTGACACTGTTTAGTTAGAGTGCAATTACCCTCACGTAAGAAGGAGCAAATATATGCAGAATGACTTGGTTAACATCGCCGTTATCCCGGCACAGCCCGGCTACAAACTCATCATGGGTGACGACTGGTCCGAGGATGGGAGCGACCTCATTCCGGAATGCTACTTGGATATTATCATTGGGTGGCAGGTAAGTACGTACAGGCGTGCCGACGGTACGATTTACGGCTACACGGAGCCGGTAACGATGGAGGGGGTAGATGGGCATTCCCGCTGCATCCTGCGCCCCGATGGTGTTGTCGAAGAGCCGCATTGCCAGTGGTTCGAGAACCAAGCCGCGTTCGCCAAGCATCTGCGGGACAAGGCCAATGGCCGCAACGCCTGAGAAGAAGGTCAAGGATAAGGTGGTGGGCATCCTCAAGGCCGAGGGTGCTTACTACTTCTTCCCGGCAACCCATGGCTACGGACGTAGTGGGGTCCCTGACATTGTGGCCTGTGTGAACGGTTACTTCCTTGCCATCGAGTGCAAGGCTGGGCGCAACAAGCCTACCGCCCTGCAGGTGCGTGAGATCGAGAGCATCCGTCATGCTGGCGGCGTGGCTGTCGTGGTCAACGAAGAGAACTGGGACATGCTGACCGAGTTGGTCCGTAAGATGAAGAAGGGAGCAATCAATGCGTAAGTTCGTAACTGGCCTAATCGTGGGTCTCACACTGGGCACTGTCGTGCCCGCAGCCGCAGCGCAGCTGGTCGGTAACTCCGGTTATCTGCTTGGGTGGGACGTGACCAAGGATGGCGAGACCATCTGCTACGCGCCCTACGTCTGGACCGCGATCCGCGAGATTGAGTGTGACTGATGCGTAAGTGGCTAGCCTTTCTGTTCATGGGACTGCTGGGCATGGCTGGCTTTATCAAGCTGACGCGCTTTGATCTCGACGATGGCTGGAGCGATCTTGGTCCCGACTGGTGGGACCTATGAACCCCGCACTGCGGCACTGGCTGTTCACCAACTTCGGGTGGGATATCTATGAATGGAGCGACGATGACCTCAGGTTCTAAGACCTTTGGCAAGCCCGAGCGCTATGGGCTCTCTGCTATGCGCGTAGGAGAGGTTAAGACCTTCCCTAACGTAACCAAGATCGAGCATGAGCGGATCAAGCGGTCTGCCCACAACTACAACGCACGCACCGACATGGCCTTCCTTACCCGGTCACGGGACGGTGTGCTTTACGTAACGAGGGTTAAGTGATGGCTATCTCCCGCGCTGAACTGCTCAAGGAATTGCTGCCCGGTCTGAACGAGTTGTTTGGCACGGAGTATGAGAAGTACGACACCGCGTGGGCTGTCTACGCCGACTGCAACCTGAACGACATGACGTGGCAGGTTAAGCGGATCATCCCGTGGCTGGATTATATCCCAGATGACGGCGATCTTCACTCACCTTTTAAGGTGAAAGACGCCAAGGACGAGCTGGACGCCTACAAGAAGTTTATGGAGCTAACCAAGTGATGGATGAAGTCGTAGACCTGCTGATTAAGCGCATGGAGAGCAACCCCGAGGAGTTCTGCGATAACTGGGACCCGGAGGACGACAACACCATCTACGCGTCTGACTACCGGGCACCAAAGTGGCAACGGGTGATCTACCAGCTGCGCAGCCGGGTGGGTGATGACAACGCCGCAAGGGTTCCCAGCTACCAAACTAAGCCGCTGCCCTTCCTATCGGACGAGCAGATCGAGCGCCTCTACGCCAAGTACGTCGAAGTGCAGGCTAACGAGTTCGAGAAGTACGTCCTGCGCACCCTACTGCACGCGGAGGACACGGTGAGGTACCAGAGCAGCGAGCGTGAAATCCTGCGGATCAAGGCGGACGGTTCGATTGCTGGTGTCGGGACCAGGACCCCCCGCACTGCCCTTACTGCCAACGCCATGCTGCAGCCCGGTGAGTGGAAGGAATGCCCCTGATGCACGTAATTACCTACGACTTCGAGACCTTCTACGACCGGGCGTTCAGTCTGTCGAAGATGACTACGGAGGAATATATCCGTGATGAACTCTTCGAGGTTATCGGCATCGCAGTGAAGGTGGACGATGGGGAAACCCAGTGGTTCTCCGGCCCGATGCGCGACACTAAGAAGTGGCTGGAGCAGTTCCCGTGGGACAACGCTGTGGCTGTGGCGCACAACGCCATGTTCGATGCGGCGATCCTCAACTGGCACTTTGACATTCGCCCCAAGCTGATCGGTGACACGCTATCCATGGCGCGGGCTATCGACGGGCCGGATGCTGGTAACAGCCTAGCCAAGCTGGCCGAGCGCTACGGGCTGGGCGTCAAGGGCACCGAGGTGGTCAACGCGCTGGGCAAAGGGCGGCTGGACTTCACGCCGGAGGAGCTTGAGCGCTACGGCGAGTACTGCATCAATGACGTGGAACTGACCTACAAGCTGTTCCAGCAGATGGCACCGCTGCTCCCGAAGCTGGAGATCAAGCTGATCGACCTGACCATCCGCATGTTTAGCGAGCCCGTACTGGAGTTGGATAAGTGTGTACTCGAAGACCACCTGCGCAGCGTGCAGCAGAAGAAGGCCGAGTTGCTGGAGAAGGTCGAGGCCGACAAGTCGGTGCTGATGAGCAACCCGCAGCTGGCCGAACTGCTCATGACGCTGGGCGTGGTCCCTCCGACCAAGATTAGCGCGGCAACGGGCAAGGAGACGTGGGCCTTTGGTAAGAACGACGAGGGCTTCAAGGCCCTGCTGGAGCATCCCAATGAAACGGTTCAGGCGGTGGTTGCGGCGCGCATGGGTGTTAAGTCTACGCTGGAAGAGACGCGCACGGAGCGGTTCATCCGTATTGCCGAGCGTGGGACCCTGCCCGTCCCCCTACGCTACTATGCGGCCCACACGGGACGCTGGGGCGGAGACGACAAGGTAAACCTCCAGAACTTGCCGCGTAAGTCGGCGCTCAAGAAAGCGATCAAGGCACCCGATGGCTACATGCTTATCGACTGTGACTCCTCGCAGATCGAAGCGCGGACCCTTGCGTGGCTGGCTGGGCAGGACGACCTCGTGGAAGCGTTCGACCGGGGTGAGGACGTGTACAAGATCATGGCCTCCAGCATCTACAACGTGCCGGTCGAGGAGGTGACGGACGCGCAGCGGTTCGTGGGCAAGACCACCATTCTTGGTGCGGGCTACGGGATGGGCGGTCCGAAGTTCCGCATGCAGCTTAAGACCTTCGGCGTGGACCTGCCCGAGGAGGAGTGCCGGTACATCATCGACGTGTATCGTCGTACCTATCCCAAAATCCCCGAGCTCTGGCAGTCTGCTGGGCGGGCGCTTGAGGCACTGCGGACGCAGCGCACGGCGCAGATCGGGCGTGATGGCGTGCTCAACGTGGACCTGCTGGGCATCCGGCTGCCTAACGGCATGTACATCCGCTATCCGAACCTGCGGGCTGTGGACACGAACGGCAAGACCGAGTTGGTCTATGACCTCAAGAAGGGCCGCGCTACTATCACTTCTCGCATCTATGGCGGGAAGGTCGTCGAGAACGTCTGCCAAGCGCTGGCACGCATCGTGATCGGTGAGCAGATGCTGATGGTCGCACGCCGCCTGCGTGTGGTGATGACCGTGCATGACGCTGTGGGCGCTATCGCCCCGGTGGATGAAGCCGATGAGGCACGTACGTTCGTAGAAGATTGCATGCGCATCCGCCCCAAGTGGGCGCTGGGCCTGCCGCTGAACTGCGAGAGCAAGATGGGAGCAAGCTATGGAGGCTGATGAGCCGATCCACCCCGGCGTGGAACTGCTCTTGGCACGGATGGACAGCCACCCGGAGGAGTTCGCAACCGACATCCGCTGGGCAAATAAGTACCAACCCTACAAGTCGCACTGGAACAGCACGGAGAAGAAGCTGTTTTCGGCCAAGATGCGGGCCATCCGCATGCAGGCGATGCACGAGAACCTGATGAAGGAGCTACTGAAATGAGTGAGGAGGACACCGTCCACCCGGTGGTTAGGCTGCTGGCCAAGCGCATGGAGAGCCATCCGGAGGAGTTCGGGCACAAGGGCAGCGGACGCTGGGCGTCGTGGCTTGAACCTCTGATGAGGCTGGCGACCGACGAGGAAAAGCTGTTGCTCCGCATCGCCCGTATGAACGAAATCCACGAAGAAGTGATGGACGAACTGCTCAACGGCGACGAGCGCCGCGCACAGGAGAAGCGCGAACGCTACCTAGAGACGCAGCGGATGATGGCTCAGGCTCAGGTGCAGGGGCTTCAACCGGGGGGCCAGTATGCGCAAGTGCAGACCCTAGGTGCGCTCCAGAGTGCGAGTACCATCCGGCTTGGCAACGAAACCCTGAGCGAGGGGCTACTGAAAAGCATCAAAGGAAAGCTAGGGCTATGAGCGAATACCAATTCACCAAAGACTGGTTCAACTGGGCACCGGAGGTCTGGAAGCAGCTTATCCCGCACCTGCCGGGGGAAGCAGGTAAGCGGCAGTTCCTTGAGATCGGTTCGTTCGAGGGGCGCAGCACTGTCTGGATCATGGAGCATATGATGCAGGAAGGGGATTGTATCACCTGCATCGACACGTGGGAGGGCGGTGAAGAGCACGGCGAAGAGGACATGGACGCGGTGTTCAACCGCTTCTGCTACAACACCGGGCTGGCATTTGAACGGTTCCCCAAGCGCTATTTCGAAAACCTCAAGGGCACGTCTTATGAGCACTTGTCCAACCTAGCGATTTGGGAGGCGAAGCACGACTTCATCTACATCGACGGCAGTCACGTGGCTAAGGACGTACTGACCGATGCTTGCATGGCTTGGCCGCTGCTCAAGCCCAAGGGACTGATGGTGTTCGACGACTACATGTGGGGCGACCCGCGTGACATCCTGCACCGCCCCAAGCCCGCTATCGACGCATTCACCAACATCTTTGCAGAGGAGGCCGAGATCATCCACGTCGGGTATCAGCTCGTCGTACGTAAGAAAGGATAACAACGTAACCAACAAGGAGCAAACCAATGGAACCTAAGCACACCTACAAGCTGGGACTGCGGGGCCGGGCGTTTAAGATCGAACCCGCCACCGGCCAGAAGGCGGCAACGATCTGCTGTTCGCTTTGCGATGCAGTGGGGGTTCTCCCCCTGCACTCGCTGATGCCGCCAGAGATCATCGACAAGAAGTTTGTCCAGAAGGGCTGGGAACTGGACCCCAACACCTGCCCGGACTGCGTAGTGAAAAGGGAACGTGCCAAGGCCGCAGCCAAGGCAGCGAAGAAGGAGCAGAAAGCTATGAATGCTATTACCTCTACCAAGCCTGCCGGTGCGCTGGCGGATAACCCGGCGCTCAAGGCCGTGAGTGTCGATCTGCACAAGGCTACGGCCAAGATGCACCAGCTGCTGGCGGTTCACTTCGATGGTGACGAGGGCCACTACTCCGAGGGGTGGAATGACGAGCGTGTCGCCAAGGAAAGCGGCATGTCTCCTGCGCACGTAACCGAGGTGCGCAACGTGGCCTACGGCGAACTCAAGGAGCCGGAGGAAGTCACTGCCCTGCGCAACGACATCAAGGCCCTGCACGACCTCATTAACGAGACGCTGATTACCGCACAGAAGGAAGTCAACGCGCTCAACGCCCGGATCGCTGAGATCACTAAGAAGCTGGGGATCAAGTAATGACTGACGAAATCAAGGTGAAACCTGTGGAGGCCAAGCGCCCCTCGCTGATGATCGCCACTCCCATGTATGGGGGCATGTGCACTGGGCATTACGTTCAGGGGCTGCTGCTCACCATGCAGAAGATGCGCGAGGTGGGCGTCAACGTGGCGTGGTGCCAGATCATGAACGAGAGCCTCATCACCCGTGCCCGCAACGAACTGACCCGTGTATTCCTTGAGAGCAACCACGACTACCTCATGTTCATCGACGCAGACATTGGGTTCGATGGTGAGGCTATCGCGCAGCTGATGCTGGCTGATAAGGACATCGTGTGCGGCATCTACCCCAAGAAGGAAGTGAACTGGGAGAGCGTCAACAAGGCCGCGCAGGAAGGCAAGGAAGGGCTGGCTGACTACGCAGGTGCCTTCGTGTTCAACATGATCGGTGGCACCGCCGAGAGCGACGAGAGCGGCTGCATTGAGGTGCGCCATGGGGGCACCGGCTTCATGCTCATCAAGCGTGGGGTATTCGAACACCTCAAGCCGCACGTACCTACCTATCGCGTTAACTCGTTCCAAGACCCGGAGACGGGTGAGTACCAGAAGCCGCTGACGCACGAGTTCTTCGCTACCAGCATCGACGCAAGCGGCGCGCTGCTGTCGGAGGATTACCACTTCTGCGAACTGTGGCGGGAGCACGGGGGCAAAATCCATGCCCATCCGTTCATCAAGCTGGAACACGTAGGTACGTATATCTTTGGTGGCGACATTCTGAAGAGTGGGGGGAACCTGAAGTGAGGATCAAACGTATTGAGCGCGGCTATACCGCATACTTGTCGGACCATGAGTACAGCATCCTGCAGATCATGGCAGAGCGCTTCGACATTGACACCGAGTGGAAGAGCATGACCAGCGGCCAGAAACGGTCGTGGAGCCGCCGCATCCGGGGTGGCAAGTTCATGCGCACTGACCTCGATGCACGCCGCTACAAAGACTAAGAAGGAGCAAACCAATGCGTATTGATAACGAGAAGGGCCGCAAGATCATCGCGGCTCTTGAGAATAACCCGAACATCCACCCCACAGTGCTGGCTCATGCGGTCGGGTGCAGTCGGTCCTATGCGTTCAAGGTGGTCGCCCAGTTTAAGAACCAGAAGGTTAAGCAAGCACCCATCCCCGAACCTACGCCCGAAGAGCTCGACACTGTGCTCGAAGCGGCATCGGTCATGGCTCCTGCCGAGCAGGTCGATAAGTTGCTGGACGAGCGTGGCCTGCGCTACGGCACTTTCCTCAAGCGGGCGATTATCGCGCAGCGTCTCAAGGCGGTCATGAATGATACGCCGAACTGGATCGCGCTTAACGACGACATGGTGGAAGCGCTTGAAATGATCGCACACAAGATCAGCCGCATCCTTGGGGGTGATCCTGCATACGCAGATAGCTGGGTGGATATTGCCGGGTACGCTCAGCTCGTTGCAGACCGGCTGAATGGGAAGGAACGGTAATATGGACCTTGCACTCTACATCGTCGCCTGCACAGCCACTGCTGTGCTTGGCTATGTATCCGGGCGTTGGCACGGATATGTTGACGCGCAGCCGAAGCGCGATAACACTGGCCGCTTCACTAAGAAGGACTAATCCCCGTGACGGCATGGTCGTACAGCAGCATCAAGACCTTTGAGCAGTGCCCTAAGAAGTACTTCCACCTCAAGGTGGCTAAGGACGTAAAGGACGAGCCCGGAGAAGCTGCTGACTACGGCACTGCCGTGCACGAGGCGGCGGAACTGTTCATCAAGGACGGTACGCCGATCCCGGAGAAGTTTGCTTATATTCGCCCGGTGGTGGAGCGTCTTGCTGCCATACCGGGCGAGAAGCATGCCGAGCTCAAGCTGGGTGTGCGAAAGGTGGGGCATACCTACGAACCCTGCGGCTTCTTCGACAAGGATGTGTGGTGGCGCGGCATTGCTGACTTGCTGATTATCAACGGCGATAAGGCATACTGCATCGACTACAAGACGGGGAAGAGTGCGCGCTACGCTGATACCAAGCAGCTCGATCTGCTGGCCGGTGCGGTGTTCACGCACTTTCCTGAAGTCCTGCGAGTCAAGTCATCACTTATCTACGTTGTTAGCGGGGAGCTGATCCCCAAGACGCACGTGATTACGGAGAAGAGCAAGTACCTGTCGGTCTTTGACGAGCAACTGGATCACCTCGATGCAGCAATGGAGAATGGCGTGTGGAATGCCAAGTCCAGCCCGCTGTGCCCATGGTGCCCGGTCAAAACCTGCGAGAACTGGCGTCCGAGGAGGAAATAATGGCTATCCTGCTCCGCCTCTACCCGAGCCTTCCCGGCTACCATGAGCGGCGCAGGGAGGAGCATGGCGGGCTTTACTTCTTTGTGCGTACCCTCGGCACCAGCGGTGCACTTATCAAAGCTAGGTCTTTGGCAACCGGTGTGGTATGCACTCTTGATCGCCAGTACGTAGAGGTAATCGACGATGGCACGGAATTACCGGGCTGAATACGACCGTTATCAGGGTCGTCCTGACCAGATCAAGAAGCGTGCGGAGCGCAACGCTGCCCGCGCCAAGATGATGAAGGCCGGGAAGGTTAAGAAGGGTGATGGCAAGGACGTTGCCCACGTAGTCGCACTGGACAAGGGCGGCAGCAACAAGACCGGGCTGCGGGTCGAGAGCAAGTCGGCCAACCGCTCGTTCAAGAGGGATAGCAAGGGCAACCTTGTTTCGGAGACCAGCAAGCGCGAACGCAAGCGCAAGTAAATAACCTCAAGGAGCAAACGTGAGGATCATCGACAACAAGGCGCTCCTGCTGGAGACGCCGAACCCGTCCGTGGTGACCGGGGCAATCAGGAAGAGCGCGCTGACCACCGAGGGCGTGCTTGTGCACTGGGGGCATGGCGAAGCCGAAGAACTGGCCAAGCTGCGTAGCGACGTACCGTCCCCGATGTTGCGGGACTACAAGTGGACCGGCAAGTTCACGCCGTTCGACCACCAGAAGGAAACCGCATCGTTCCTGTCGATCCGGCGTAGGGCGTTCTGTTTCAACGAGCAGGGCACCGGCAAGACCGCCAGCATCATCTGGGCTGCTGATTACCTGATGAAGAAGGGGCTGGTTAAGCGCGTACTGGTCCTGTGCCCGCTCTCGATCATGAAGTCGGCATGGCAGAAGGACCTGTTCACCTTTGCTATGCACCGTTCGTGTGGCGTGGCGCACGGCTCTGCTGCGCAGCGCAAGAAGGTGATCGCCTCCGGCGTCGAGTTCCTAATCATCAACTTCGACGGGCTGTCTGTCGTGGCCGAGGACATCATGAACGGCGGCTTTGACCTGATCGTGGTGGACGAAGCGAACGCCTACAAGAACGCGCAGACCAACCGCTGGAAGGTGCTTAACAAGCTGGTCAAGGCTACGGACCCGCGCCTCTGGATGCTGACCGGCACTCCCGCTGCGCAGTCGCCTGTCGATGCCTTCGGTCTTGCAAAGCTGGTCAACCCCGAGGGGTGCCCCAAGTACTTCACCGAGTTCCGGGCGACCGTGCTGCACAAGGTTACGCAGTTCAAGTGGGTGCCCAAGCCGAGCGCTCCTGCTTTCGTACACAACATCCTGCAGCCCGCGATCCGGTTCGAGAAGAAGGACTGCCTCGACCTGCCGGAAGTCACGCACCTTGACCGTGAAGCGCCGCTCACTCCGCAGCAGTTCAAGTACTACAAGCTGCTCCGCGACGAGATGATTATGGAAGCAGCAGGCGAAGAGGTTAGCGCCGTCAACGCAGCGACCAAGCTCAACAAGCTGCTCCAGATCAGCGGTGGCGCGGTCTACACGGATACTGGCGAGGTGCTGGAGTTCGACGTGTCCAACCGCCTTAACGCAGTGCTGGAGGTTATCGAGGAGGCCAGCCATAAGGTGCTGGTCTTCGTACCGTTCACGCACACCATCGAGCTTCTCAAGGACCGCATCGAGAAGGCTGGGATTACCTGTGGTGTTATCAACGGGCAGGTATCGGTCAACAAGCGCAGCGAACTGGTGGACCGGTTCCAAGCCAACAAGGACCCGCACGTACTCATCATCCAGCCGCAGGCTGCATCGCACGGCCTGACACTCACGGCAGCGGACACGATCATCTGGTACGCCCCGGTTACGTCCGTAGAAACCTATCTGCAGGCCAACGCCCGCATCAACCGGCCCGGTCAGAAGAACGCCATGACCATCGTGCATATCAAGGGCAGCGCGGTCGAGGAGCGCCTGTATACGATGCTACAGGGCAACATCGAGAACCACGAGAAGCTGATCGACCTCTACCGCGAAGTCCTCACCGCGTAGTTCTTGACATTGTCAAAAGTTAGTTTACTGTTCACCCACCAACCAGAAGGAGCAAGCAATGGAAGGTGAAACTCTGCCTGCCGACAAGCTCGTGAAGGCGTACCGGAAAATCCGGGATGTCATCAACGAGAAGGAGGAGGCACACAAGGTCGAGATCGCGGCCTTGAAAGAGCAGCAGGAAAAGGTGAGCGCCGCTCTCCTTGAAATCTGCAACAGCCAGAACTTGGACAGCCTGCGTACGCCGGAAGGTACCGTCACGCGCCGCGCTGCTACCCGGTACTGGACGAATGACTGGGAAAACATGTACCAGTTCATCAAGGAGCACGATGCCCCGTTCCTGCTGGAGCAGCGCATCCATAACGGCAACATGAAGCAGTTCTTGGAAGATAACCCCGAGACCCTGCCGATTGGGCTGAACGCAGACACCAAGTACGTTATCAGCGTACGTAAGCCGACCAACAAGTGAGAGATACCATGAGCAACCTTGCAATCTTTAAGAACCCCGGCGCTGTCGCCGCCTCCGCCCTGCCACCCTCGAAGCTGGGCCAGCAGATCGCTGAAAACTCTGTGGGCGGCTACAACCGCATCGCCACCAACACCAACGGCACCTTCAAGCGCATCGTGAACGGTGAGCAGGTCGGCAAGGCCATCCGTGGCGAGTTCAACGCCATCATCGTTGACATGCTGGAGAAGCCGAGCCGCGAGTTCTACGCAGGTCAGTACGATCCCGATGCCAAGGGTACGCTGCCCGACTGCTACTCGCTGCTGGGTGACAAGCCGGAAGCCAAGGCGTCTGACCGTCAGGCTGCTAACTGCGCATCCTGCCCCAAGAACATCGACGGTTCGGGCCAGAACGGGAAGGGTAAGGCTTGCCGCTTCAAGCGCAAGATCGCCCTGCTGCTGGAAGGTGACCCCTCTGGTGACGTTTACCAGTTCAACGTGCCTGCAAAGAGCCTGTTCGGTAAGGGCAACGGCAACACGCATCCGTTCGAGAGCTACTGCCGCTTCCTCGTCGCTAACGGTGCGGCACCGGACCGCGTGGTGACTACCATCGCATACAACCTCGATGCCGAGACCATGGAACTGCAGTTCACCGCTGAACGCTTCATCACCGAGGAAGAACTGGCGCTGGTCGAAGCTACGCAGGCTAACCCGATGACCCGCAAGCTGATCCAGATCAGCGCTGGCGAGACGGAGAAGAAGGCACTTCCGAAGGCCGAGGAACCCGAGGAAGAGGAAGCCAAGCCCGCCATCAAGCCCGCTGCGGTTGCCAAGCCCACCAACAAGTGGGATGACGCGGACGAGGACGAAGACGAAGCACCGGCTGCCGAGCCTGCTAAGCGTGCCTCGAAGAAGGAAGAAGCCCCGAAGCTGAACACGGACATTGGTTCGCTGGTTAACTCGTGGGCCGACGATGAGGACGAAGACTAATGAGCCATGGGTACACCCTGCGCATTCGTGACTTGAACGCGAAGGCCAATCAGCGCAAGCTGGGCGTTCGTCTGGGGCGGCTGTGCATCAAGCACGATGTCCCGGTCACGGTTGTCGCGCAGCGTATGGGTGTGACGAGGGCTACGGTGTATAACTGGTTCTGCGGGACTTCGGTCCCGCAGGCCAACACCGTCTCTCTGATCGAGTCCTATATCGCCAGTCTGGAGGGTACCGCTGCCTAAGCAGCTGTACGGACGTATGTAGGTTTGGAGGGTAGGTACGCCTGCCCTCGCGGAGGGTTAGTGCACCATGGAGGGTTTCGATCTGTTGTCAGCGGTCCAGCCGGAAGGCGGCTGGTATGCCGTTGTCGGGATCACTGAAGAGAGCAAACAGCAAGAGCTCGTAGAGAGCCGGGAGGAGCTTAATAAGTGGGTGGAGCGTTTCCTCCGCCGCAAGATGAACGTATTTTTCGGGGTCGCTAAGTACAAGACCGACTCTGGCCGCACCAAGGATAACGTACAGGCGCTCAAGGCACTGTGGTTGGACATCGACTGCGGGCCGACCAAGGACTACGCATCGCAGGGCGAAGCGCTGCAGGCACTCAAGCAGTTCTGTAAGACCGTAGGGCTTCCCCGCCCTATCGTCGTGAACTCGGGGCGCGGGCTGCACGTATACTGGGCGCTGACCGAAGCGGTTACCCGTGAGGAATGGGAGCCGGTCGCCAACCGCCTTAAGGAAGTATGCAAGGCGCAGGACTTCCGGGTTGATCCGGCAGTGTTCGAAGCCTCGCGCATCCTGCGCATCCCCGGCACCTTCAACTACAAGGGCGAAGAGCCTGTCGAGGTGCAGGTGCTTGGCACGGGCGACCCCGTGTCGCTGCAGTTCATGCGGGAGACGCTGGGCGTTAAGGAGCGCCCCGCCCTGCCTACGGCTGGCCCGCGCCAGCCTCTGAGTCCGCTTGCCAAGATGCTGCAGGATAGCATCGACACGAGCTTCACGCGGATTATGAAGCGGGGCGAAGACGGCTGCGCGCAGCTTAACGCCTGTTATGCGGAGCAGTCGGTGCTCTCGGAGCCGCGCTGGTTCAGCGCGCTCTCCATCGCCAAGTTCTGTAACGACCGGGACAAGGCGATCCACAAGATGTCGGCGGGGCACCCGGACTACGATCCGGACCGCACTGAACAGAAGCTCAAGCATATCCTTGGGCCGCACACCTGCGCGGAGTTCGAGAAGAACAATCCCGGCCTGTGTGCGGGTTGCCCGCACTTCGGGAAGATCAAGTCCCCCATCGTGCTGGGTAAGGAACTGCGTGAGGCCGCGCCGGAAGATAACGAGGTGGAAGTCGAAGTCGAAAGCGGCGACGTACTTACCTACCACATTCCGGAGTACCCCTTCCCCTACGTGCGTGGGAAGGCAGGGGGCATCTGGCGCAAGCCGCTCCTGACCGGCGAGGAGCAGGGCGAAGAGCCGGTGCTGGTCTATCCGTACGACTTCTACATCGTGAAGCGCATGGAGGACCCGGTGGAGGGCAGCGTGGTGCTGTTCCGGTTCCACACCCCCAAGGACGGTGTTAAGGAGTTTGTGCTTCCGGCAGCAACAGTGATGGCGCAGGATGAACTGCGCAAGGCGCTCGCCGCGAAGCACATGGTGCTTCTCAAGAAGCAGTTCGACATGCTGATCGACTACGTAGTGCGGTCGTTCCAGCAGGTCTTTCACAACGATAGGGCGGAGCAAATGCGCAACCAATTCGGCTGGGCCGACAACGACAGTAAGTTCATTCTCGGTGATCGTGAGATCAGCGTCGAGGGCACCTACCATAGCCCTCCTTCTTCGGTAACCAAGGTTATGGCTGGCTACACCGTGCCTGCTGGCAGCCTTGAGAAGTGGAAGGAAGTCTTCAACCTCTACGGGCGTAAGGGGCTGGAAGCCTCGGCCTTCGCAGCAGCCACCGCTTTCGGTGCGCCTATCCTGCGGTTCTCTGGCCAGCGCGGTGCGATCATCAGCCTCGTCAACACGCACTCGGGCACCGGCAAGACGACGATCCTGCACATGGCTAACAGCGTATGGGGTAACCCGGAGAAGCTGTGCGCCAAGAAGGACGACACCTTCAACTCGAAGGTCTTCAAGCTGGGTGTGCTCTGCAACCTGCCGGTTACCTTCGACGAAATGTCGAACACCGAGCCGAGCCAGCTTAGCGAACTTGCCTACCTGATTACGCAGGGCACCGGCAAAGACCGCATGAAGGCATCGTCAAATGAGCTGCGCGTGAACCTGACCTCGTGGCAGACCATCGCATTGTGCTCGTCTAACCACTCGTTCTACGAAAAGCTGGAGAAGCTCAAGGACAGCCCGCAGGGCGAAATGATGCGTATCATCGAGTACAGCCTTGACTACTCCGACGCCATCGACACCGAGACCGGCAAGCGGATGTTCGACCACCAGCTGCTGGAGAACTACGGGCACGCTGGGGAGATTTACGCACGTTACCTGCTGGCCGAGTATGACGCGGTTAAGAGCGTATATGCCTCGATGCAGCAGCGCCTCGACAGCATTCTCAAACTCACGCAGCGGGAGCGGTTCTGGTCCGCAACGGTCGCAGCCAACCTCACCGGCATCTACATCGCCAACCACCTCAAGCTCTGCAACTGGGACCTTGGCGCGATCTTCAAGTGGGCTTGCGGGATGATTAACAACCTGCGTCAGACGACCACTGCACCGCCCGATGGTGACAAGCAAATCCTCGGCGACTTCCTGATCGGGCGCGTTGATAACATCCTGATCGTTAATGACGGGGCCGACCGGCGCTCCAAGATGCAGGAAGTCCCGCTGCTTGAGCCGCGCCGTGAGTTGATGATCCGCTACGAGCCTGACACCCAGAAGGTCTTTGTGACCGCTGCTTCGTTCCGGCAGTACTGCGCAGCGCGCAACATCAACTACCGCGAGACGCTTAAGAAGCTGGAGAAGTCTGGCCTCTACGTCGGCTCTGGCAACAAGCGCATGGCTAAGGGCATGAAGTTCAACATGCCGGGTGTGCAGTCCCTTGAGTTCGACGCCACGCACCCCGACTTCATCGCCATGGATAGCTTCATCCCGAAGGAGGAAGAAGGTGAAGGTAGCGGGGGTTGAGTACGAGGTTAACTGGCGAGCCTTCACCAAAGGCAAGTCGCTATTCTTCCCGTGCCTCGACCCCCAAGAGGCATGGCGAGAGCTTCGCCCGACCCTCCGCAGACTACGTCTAAATGTAGTCCATAAGAGCGTAGTGGACCCCAAATCTGGTATTAGGGGTTTACGTCTCTGGCGAACATGATAGAACGGCCTCGGAAGTTTGCTCCTTCCGCTGGTTAACCCTCCACCCCCGCCGGTCCTCCCCCGGCGGGGGTTTTTTATTGTTCAATCGGCTTGCGCTCGTTGTACGGGAAGAACAGGTCGCGCTCACCACGTGCATATTCAACGCCGCGATAGGACTTCTTCTCGCGGGTCTCGCGGCCACGCACCGACTTGACGAGATCGCTCGGCTCGATGAGATAGGCAGACAGCGGCCTGCCCTGCTTGTCGAGCGGCACCTTACGGTTAAATGCCTTGAACTTCTCGATGAGCGCCGCCTTCTCTTCCTGCGTAACCTCAGGGTCATCCCGCAGCTCACGGAACTCGGCAAAGAGCTTGTCGCGCTCCTCCTTCATTGAGCGCTTCCACGCCTGCGTCATGCGGTTCATCTCGCGCTCCTTGGCGAGATCGTTAGGCGTGAAGCCCAGCACCTGACCGAACAGCTCGTTGGGGTCGAACCCACTGGCACCCATAACCGGCAGGCCCGCCTTGGTGGTTTCACCCTCAGTAGCAAAGCGTTCTGCGGTGATCGCACCGCGCACAGCAGCCGGGGCAATCTTTGAGAAGCCCTTGGACCAGTTGCCGTTCATGAACTCGTCGATGCCGTCGATGATGTTGACGCTCTGGGAGAACTGCGGGGCTAGGTTGGCTGCAAGGAAGTTACCAATGTCTTCACGCAGCGACTCGCCACCCTTCCAGTCGCGCACCCACATGGAGCTCTGCGAGAGACGCGTGGTCCAGTCGTAGCCAGTCAGCTCAGAGAGCGCGCCACGCTGCGCGATGCGGGTAACCATCGAGTCCGGGCCAAACTGCTCGGGCAGCCACTGGAAGCGGAAGCGGTAGTCGGAGCTATCGGCACCGAGCGGGTCACGCTTGCGCCACTCTTCCTTCTCCTCGTCAGACATCATTGCGCCGAGCACCATGTCGATCATGCTCGTGATGAACTCATAACCGAAGTTAGCGCCAACGCCCGCTGCCGCGCCCGTGAAGACCAGCACCATCGAAAGCTCGTTGAATGCCTGCAGCCGCGTCTGGGTCGGAGCACCCTTGAACAGCGCATCCAGCATGCGGAAGTAGTACGCCGTGCGCTGCACTGAGTACGTGCGTAGGAAGCCCAGCATGCGAGCCAGCATGTTGCCCCGGAAGATGTCGAGCTTCTCGACCTCAGTGTAGTTACCGATGGTCTCGTTGGTGTTGCGCACCGCCGCATCGACCGCAGCCTCGATGGCCTGCTCATGCGACTTACCTGCCTTGCGCTGCTTGTCGTACTCCATCTCGGCAAACGACATGCCGGAGATTTCACGCGTGATCTGGTCAGCGGAGCTGAACAGCGCGCCCGACCAGTGCACCAGCTTCTCGTAGCCCTCGGCGAACTTGCCGGGGGCCATAATGCCCTTCGTGGTGGAGGTAGCCCGGTTACGCAGAATCATATCGGTCTGCTTCTGCGAGAACAGGTCGCGCTTCTGATCGAGTTCCTTCCAGAGCCGTGCACGCAGCGGATTGCTCTTGATGTACTTGGTGTTGCCCAGCGTAGGTGCGGTGAAGGTGGCTTCGCCGGTAACCGGGTCAACATCCCGCGTGGCCTCGACGATGCTCAGCAGCGGCGTATAACCACCGACCATCTTGAGCGCCGTACCTACCCCATAGCGCGAAATCATGCGCGGCATAACTTGGAGCGGCAGGGTCAGCGGCTGCACGAGAGCCGAGGCCACCGAGGTCATGAGCGACAGGAAGGTAAACTCGTTAACCTTCTGCTCAAGCGCAGAGCGCTCCGGAGGGTCCATGCCTTCACGGGTGCGGCTCACGATGGTGTTGACCATAGAGGTCAGCTGCTCCAGCTCAGCCGGATCGCCTTCCTTCAGGGTGTCGTAAGCAGCCTCGATCTGAGTCTGAATGCGTCCGCCATACACGACCTTAGGCAGCTGCGCTGCATACTGAGCAGCAGCAACGCGGAATACGCGCAGCACGTCCGCCGACTGGCCGGTGACGAGCTCTGCATGGATGAACTGCTTGCGCAGGCTGCGCTCCGGCAGCGTCATGAGGTAGGTCTGGTAGAGCCGGTCCTTCAGCGTCTGCCGGTACTTCTTAGCCTCTTCAACTGACGAGCCTTCGGGAACCTTGGTTTCCTCGACCGCTGCAAACAGCTTCGACAGCAGGAAGCTCTCCTGCGACATATCATCACGCAGGTTATCCAGCCCGTTGATGCGCTTGAAGGCAGCGTTGTACTCGTCGGTACCGCGCTCAAGGCCCAGCTCCTTGGCGCGTTTTGCCTCAAACAGGTTGCGCTCGACGATGGACTCGAAGTGGTAGCGCTCGCGCTCCGCACGCTTGCCGGTCTGCACGATAAGCACGTACTCACCAAAGCGCCGGAACGGGAAGTACTCAGCCGGGAACAGCTTCTCCGGCACGCCCGAGTGGGTTTCGCCCTCCTCTACAACGGCGTCCTCATCGACATCACCGCGTGCTTCGCGGATCAGGCGTTCGGTAGCATCCTTGTCAAGACCGAGGTTACGGATGTCTTCGTCCTGCGCGGCACGCAGCGCGCTGTACATGTCCTTGTAGAACTGCCGCATGCGCTTGTAGGTCTCGTGGCCACCCGGCTGCTTGCCGAGCTTTTCCCACGCGTCCCACGCAGTGTTGATCTCTTCGGTGCGCTTGCGAGCACCCTTGGCATTCCCACGTGCCTCTTGGAACTGCAGGACCGGATCGCTCTTCAGGGCCTCTTCACGAGTTGCATAGGCAGTTACATCGACGCGGTTGACGCGAGCGATGGTCATCATAGCCGACAGTTCGGCCTGCCCATTCTCGTTGACGAACTGCTCGACCGCATCGACGCGCCGCTGCATGGCCCGTTCCATCGAGGTGCGCATACCGCGCATACCCTGCTCCAGCTTGTCGATCTGGTTGAGGACCGAACCAAGTCCCGGACGCATCTTGTCGATAGCATCCCTGATCCACGAGGTGGGCTGGAACTTGAGCTTGAGCGGCGTCAGCGTGCCAGCCACTGCCGCTTCGTAGAGCGCCTTGCGCTTCTCGGGGATGCTGAGCTTCACACCCGCAGTGACTTCGTCAAGCCCTTCGGTAAGGCCCGCAGCTTTGTTGGCCTGCTGCGCTTTGAACAGGCCCTTGTTGATTTTCTTGTCGGCCTCGACCTGCTGCTTGGTGACGGTGGGGGTGAGCGCCATCTGAGTAAGGAAGTCAGAGGCTACCTTGGCTTCTGACGCCGAAGTCTCAAGCAGCGCTTCACCCACACGGAGCACTTCAGCCAGCGCGGAATCCATGTTCTTTGCCAGACCCAGTACCTTGCGCACGATCTCGACAATCCGGCTGAACACCGTCTGCTTCGACGTGTACGGGATGGTATCGAGGTACGCCATAACCTCGGGGCTCGTCATGGCCCAAGCAAGGATTTCATCCGGCTTCTGCAGCACGTTGGTGGTGCGCTTGTAGATAGCCTCTTCAAGCGGGCTAAGCGCCGCGCCGCTCTTAATCTTCTTGTTGAACTCCTGCACGACGTGATTGAACACGTCGTAGAGATCGCCCGTAGCGCGAGCAAACCGGTAGCTCTCAAAGCGCTTCATGTTACCGGCCTTGACCAGCGGCACGACAGCTGCGTGGAGTGCTTCGTGGAGGAAGGTCTCGAACGAGGTGCCTACCTTGCCGGTGACGTCCGCACCGTGCAGGATTACTTCGGCCTTGCGCGAGCCGAAGTAGGTCCGCGTGATACCCATAGCATTCTGCATGCTGGCCGGGATGGGGTCACCTACATGGGCAATCCGGAACTCGAACTTCCAGCCGATGCGCTTGAGCGTCTTGATGCCGTTCTGGATCGACTCGGCAATCGTGCGGTATGCTTCGTTCGGAGCGTTGGCGATAACCCACTGGAGCGCATCTTCGAAGGACTTGCCCTCGATGCCAGACTCCACAAACGCAGCCTCGACAGGATCGACCCCCTTGGCCTTACCTTCCTGCAGCGCCTCGCTCATCGGGCGGTCGATACGCAGCTCACCCATACGGCGCTTGCGTTCCGCCTTGTCGATCTTGCCAGCCTTGAAGTCTGCCTCAACCTGAGCACGAGCAGCCTTGCGGCTCTCCATCCGCATAGCGGCGTCGCCCATGGCGTACTTGGCTAGCTGGCTACGGACCTCGTCGATCTGCGAGTCGATGGCCTTGATGGCGTCGTTGAGCTGTGCCTTCGTCTTGCCGGTGGCTTCATCGCGCTGCGCGGCCTTCTCGTTCATATCACGAGTGAGGTCCAGCACACGCCGCCAACGCTCCTGCTGCGAGGCGGGCATAGCGTTAAGTTCTTCGGCAGAGGCAGGCGGGCGAATAAGGCCCAGCACCTCGGCAGCGTCCTGATCGGAGATCAGGTTAGCGTTACGCATGTTACGGAGGCGCTCGGTCAGCGCCTGCTCGTCCTGCATACCCGCAGTGAGCTCGGCAGCACCTTCAACCGGGCGACCCTTGACCACACCCTGCGTGCCGCGCTGAACGGGGCGTGCGCCACGCGCTTCGCCCGGAGCCACCTTGGTAACCGGCACTGCCGGTGCGGCAGCGACAATCTCTTCCTCGACCGGCTCAGCGACTTCCGCCGGGACTTCCTCGGCAACGGGAGGTGCGGCCTCTTCGGGAAGCGTGACTTCAGTCGGAGTAACTTCAGTCGGCGCTTCAAGCACCGGCTCTGGTGCGGGTTCAGCGGCCAGCGCTTCTTCCTGCGCCTGCATCGCGTCGATACCCAGCACATCAGTCAGGGCAGCCGAAGCCTCAAGGCCCGGCGTGCGCACCATCTTCTGCGCGGCCTTGTTGATCTCCTTGGGCGTGATCTCGACGCCTTCAAACTCCGGAGTCGCCAGCGCCTGATTAACCATGTCGGTAGCCGCAGTGATGCGCTCCGGGGTTACCTTCTTCTTGGCGTCAGGCAGCGACAGGACAACCGGCTCAGGTTCGGCGACCGGGGCGACTTCAGCAACCGGGGCAGTCTCGGCTACCGGCGCAGGTGCAATAGTGGGAGCGACAGGCTCAACCGGCGCAGCCACTTCAGGCGTAGCCGCAACGGGTGCCGGAGCAGCGGCAGGGGGCGGAGGAGCAACTGCTTCTAGCTGCTTGCGCACCTGCGCTTCAGGAGTGACCGTCTCAATCGGAGGGATAACCTCCGGTGCCGGAGGAGTAGTCGGGGCCTCTTCAGCCGGGGCTTCTTCAACGGGAGCGACAGGCTTGTTTGCCTGAATGGTGCCAAGGGCCAGCCGCGCAGCGTCATCCTCGGGGATACCGTAGGCTTCGGAGAACTGCTTGACCAGCGCGTCAAACGCAGCCTTGTCCTCGGGATTAGTAATAGCGCGAGCTACGACGTCATCCATCGACGGAGACGGTGCACCGGGGACTTCACCCGCAGCAGGCGGCGTGCGACCAGCGCCAAGCCCAGCACTTTCAATCCCACCACTGATACCACCGAAGGTACCACCCAGCAGGGCCGCGCCAATAGCAGCCTGCTTGTATTCGCCCAGCGCGGAGTCGTCGGTCAGTGACTGACCAGCCTGCCAGCGCTCAAGACCCGACTGCACAACTTCCTGCGGGACTTCGAAGGCTACGCCCTTACCCACCCCACGGGCAACACCACCGGCAAAGGACACAGTGCCCTTGCTGACAGCATCTTCAAGAATCGCTCCGGCTTCCTTGGCTGCCTTTTCGCCGCCCTCACCGAGCAGCGGGCGCATGAACGGGAACGCCTTGGCGATACCGCTGAACACACGGCCACCGGCCACATCAAGCGCGGTCTGTCCGGTAGCTGCAGCCAGTGCCTTGCCTACCGAGGTCTCTTCGGGGGTGCGGCCCTCACGGATTGCCTTCTCCTGCTCCTGCGCTTGGCGCAGCAGGTTCTGTGCAGTGTACTGAGCACCGGACGTGGCGCTGGCAGCAGCCAGACCGCCAAGGGGGCTAGTGAACGGAGTAGCCGCAAGACCTGCGGCTGCCGGAGCCAGCAGCTGACCAATAGAGCCGCCAAGCATCTGCTTGAACGCGGCCCAGTTCTCGCCCTCACCAAAGCCAACCTGCCGGTTCTTGGACTCCCCGGCAGCGATCAACGCACGCCGGTTCTCTTCGGTAGGGTTCTGAGCAAAAGCAGCTGCTTCGTCGGCGAGGCCCAGTGTCTGCGCACCCTCAAGCAGGGAGCTCCAGAAGCCGCCAAGTTCTTTCTGCTTAGGACCCGCAGCGCCGCCAGCCTGCGCACGGACGACGGCATAGATGCGCTCGGGGTCTACGTTCTCAGGTGCCCGTACATCATAGATG